TTTCATAATATATCTCCATAATATAAAAAGAAAGGGGAACAAGTCCCCCTCTCAATTAGAATGTTGAGTTCGCCTCAACAGCAATAAAATATTCTACTTCCTCTCCAGAAAATTGTGAGATACCCTTTGAAGAAATATTAACTTCGTATTCTCCAGGAATGATCTTGATATTTTCAGCTTTAAAGATCGCCTTAAAAGCATTATCAGTTTTTCCAATAACAATTGAATACACGTCACCAGTTGGATTCTTTGTATCAACTGCTTGTAAACTAATATTCTTACCATCGCCAACAACAGCAATCTCTGGAAGAGCAAGAATACCTGCAGCCTTTTCTACATCTCTGAGGACATCATTTGTTAGTGTAAATGAAACATCAACAGAAGGCAAGTTAATTTCTTTTTCAGGAGCCTTGGTTACAGTATTTTCATCTGCATAAACATAATGTTGCTTTTTATTGTTATCAGAAATATCAACAGAATTTTCTCCAAACTTAAACTCAGGATCAGTAAACGTGCTAACGATAGAAATAAAACGATCAAGATTATAGATAGCAAAACGCTTACTGAAGTCTGTCTTTACTTTTGCCTTGGCCATAATTGTCTTAGTGGGAGAAATTGTTTTAAGAACATTTCCTTCCTGAACAAGAATAGATGGATTAATCTTAGCAAAATTCTTTAGAACATTAATTGTATCTGTATCAATCTTCATAATATATTTTCCTTTCACTTCTTAGATTTAGATTTGTTAGGACTTTTCATCATACTCTTAGATTTAATCGCACCAGGATCAGCTGTTGCAGAGGCTCCGATTGATGCTAGATCTGCAAGAGACCCACCAAAAATATAAGTTCCAACATGTTGTAGTTTCATCCAAGGACAGAACCATGTACGGAGACCTGCCTGTTGTGCTTTCTGACAGAACCAATAATCTTCTGAAAGATAACGCTTTGAAACAGGATCAACTTCTGCTTGAAAGTACATTAGAATTTCACGAGATCCATCAAAATGTTCTGTACGAACATGATCTGGTTTATAGTTATATTCTGGATACGTATCAGCAAACTTTTTCATAGCTTTCTTTGTAACCATCATAAAACCAGTTCCAATCTCTAGAACTTCTACTGGTTCGCTAATAGGAATACTTGTTTGATTACCTTTTGGATTGAAAACGTAATCACCAACATACTTTTCAAGAACGCTTGGGTCTTCATCAGCAACACCTTTATCTACAGCGTGCTTAATTTTTTCCCAAGAGATACACTTCTTAGGATATGGTCCACCAATAATATCATACTCATCTTCATTTTGAGCCTGAAGCGCCATAAGAGCAATAATATCTTGCGGATTAAAACCAATATCTGAATCGATAAACATCATGTGTTCAGAACTAGATCTCATAAATTCATCGCAACAATAATTTCTAGCACGAGTAATTAGAGACTCGTTAAAAAGAAAATAAAACTGGAGAGGAATACCATACTGAGTACAAATAGCTGATAGATCTGCTACTGATCTTGCAAACATACCTGCGCATTGTCCGCCATACATTGGAGTGGCAACAAACAAGCCACGTTTTCTTAGATCTTCTACTGGGATTTTGATTTCCATACTCTATTCACCTTTCTTATAATGGTCTATATATAACATCATTAAAGTATAATGTAAAACTTTCATTAGGTCGTCTTTATTAGAACCGTTTTTCTTACCGTAACGCCAAAGATATTTCATAGCAGTGTTTCGGAAAGTTGGCATAGCATCACCAAGAGCAAGCCATACATCAAAACATTCTATATTCTGTTCTTCGGTCATATAATGTTGACCGTATGTTTTGTCTATGTACTTTTTGAAGTCAGAAATAATTTGACCTTCATTATACTTGTATTTAGGCTGCGAGTCAAGATTAATTATCGGGTCAGTAGAAGTAATCGTAATAGTATTTGAAAAATTTCCTAATGTTATAGTTGAACTACTCATATTATCTGTCATCCAAAAAATCCTTCTAATGTATTACCTATTTCTTTTCTCATATCTTTTAATCGCAACTCAGCATTTCCTGTTGATTCGCGAATATACATTGTGCATAAATCTGGAAATAATTCTGCGATCTTTTTAATAGATTCATACACATATTCTTTTGTTCGAATAGTTTGGAGACCACCATCTTCTTTGTAATAATTAGATTTTACTGTGTAATTATCAAACCTAACGACCGCTCCATTACGTATATACTGACGAATAGAATATTCATAATCTTCACCATGATTCGTAACACGTTCTAGATCCTCAGAATGTTCTACAATTACACCAAACATTGAAGCAATAATATAACATAGCTTAGTGTAAACTCTGTCCTTCATAAAATATGCATTAGAAGCTGCATAGATACCAAAAGTTTTTGCTCCAACTTTTTCGCACTCTTCGAAACCACGAATAATAAAATCTTTTTCTAGATCTTCAAGACGACCAAGTTTCTGTTCACTAATTTTTTTCTGAACCTCCTCTACGTCATCATCAAACATTATGAGCTTAGTTCCTTCGGGATAATATTTTTCAATAAAATTACGTTGGGCTCCAATCGTATGCACTCCAACAACAATATTTTTGTATGGAGTATCTTCAAGAGATTTTTTATAACCAACAAGTTCGTTTTCGTCCGCCACAAAAATTGTAATTCGTGACGGATCAATGTTATAACTTTCTAAAACTCTCAGAGTCTTTTTCTTAATAGTCTCTGGGCGTTTATAAGAAGGTATCGCTATACTATAATCCATTAAAAGAATCCTTCTAGTGTTGCTTTTTCGTCTTTACCATATGGATCTTTCATACCATGAGCATGTAGATAATCATACCATTCTTTATCTTCCCACATACCAGGGGATACACCATTCCATAATGGGCGTTGTAAAGGATGCGATTTATTCATACGACGATCCTCAACATATTGTTTCCTTAATACTTCGTAGTCGTATGATTTCAATTCTAACATCTTTTCGCGGAAATAACAAACTACAGAAATTCTTTCATTAGTAACATCATCCGGATTATTAATAACAATAGGAGTATTACCATGAACGATTTCGTGATTATTAACAAGGAGCAAATCGCCGGGACGAACATTAACAGCAATACGATACTCAGGAAATACGAGATAGCCACCAGTATATTCTCCTGTGCCTAGAACTAGAAGATTAGATAAACCTGCATCAAGATCACCAGCGTCTCGATGACAAGCAGTGCGGAAAGTTTTATTAACAGTGATTGTAGTAAATACTGTTTCCGGAACCAAGAAGCGTGGATCAAGTTTATCTGCTGCTGCTTTTTGATTGTTCCAGCGCCAAGGAAGTAGTTCCTTGAAACCTTTGTTTAAAGATTGGAGGAATGGGTATGCGAGTTCAAATAACTCTGGATATTTTTCAGTATATGATGTTGCGCGACCGTAAGGAATTCGAGGGTAACGATCGTACCAACCAGCCACTCCGGAGAATACTGACTTTGCATAGTTAGTTGTAGATGCCCAATCTTCTGCAACCATTCTTGCTTCAGCGAGAACTTCCTGCTGAGATTTATTACTTAACCCATCAACCCATTTATCAAACCAGCCATGGTATTCAGGATATCTTTTAGTTACTTCTGAACGTAACCAAACAGTACCACGTGTTTCGTCTGAATCTTTTGGATTTCCATTCTTATATTTTTCTCGAATCTTAATAACCGAATTGTCTTCAAACAATGAAGCACCATCATCCATCAAAAAATCAAGAATTTCATGTTGATAGGGAGTAACCCAATCACGTCCGCCACGACCTTCAGTGGCAAGCATTTCTCCACGTGGTCCAGCAGCAAGTCCACGATTCTGACTTTCTGTCGCAGCCCCTTTCAAGCCACGATAAGCACTATCCTGTTCTTCTTTACTGAAATAGTTTTTTCGAAATTTAAATGCGATACGTAATTCATCATTACCCTTATCGCAATCTTCGCAATCTTTCATACCACAATCAGCTTTTGTCATAACATCACAAAGCGGTGGCATATAACAATCAGTATCTTCTTCTATTAATTTATCATAATGACTCTCATCAACAAATGTCCCAAGAAGATGTTCGCAATCAATTTTCTTTTTAGCAACAATACGTCTTACCATCATAACCTCCGCATATCATTCATAGTATATAGTAAGATTTTATGGCCACAAAATGTTTTTTATATTTGGTGGCTTCCATCCATCTGGTTTCAGTATCTTTCCATCATCACGTCGAACAGGTTTTCCGTCAACTAATTTTGCCATGTTCGATTTATGGACTTCGTCGAAGACTCTATCCAAGGGAATACCGTAAGATGCAGCAGTGCCACACACAATGTAAATAATATCAGCCAACTCTTTAGCAATGTTTTCCAAGTCATGTTTGCATTCACCCTGAATATACTCTTCGTATTCTTCTTTTAAAAGTTTAATTCTTAGATCTCGTTCTGCATCATCAGGAAACTCTGGTTTCGTTCCAATGTTTTGACCAACAGCAGTCTGGAATTCTTTTACATCTTGAAACATATTAGACATTATATACTATCCTTTAGGTTAAGTCAAAGTTTATTATACAACGATAACTATTTTTAGGTTGGGAAGAGCAATGATACCTTGCTCCATCAAACATAACAATTCTACCTTTTTTCGGCGTTACTCTAGCGTGTTCTTTTAGATCATTATTATTAGATCCAGCAATTGTATTGTGTTTATTTTGTTCATAGATAATTGTGTCGCCATCAGAATCATTTAAATAATAAACACAAGCATAATGATCTTGAGGAATATCTATATGGATACCATTATGTTCTTTAATAAATTTATCTACTAATGGTAACTGTAAAAACGCTCTATTGTAATAGATATCTTCTACCTGAAGATTTTGTTTTTCGATTAGAGAATTTATAATTGGCACAGAAATAGTTTCATAAAATTCAGAAACAACACCAATATCTGGGTGTTTAAGCATCATATTAAATCCATGAGAAGGAAATGGTGTTTCGTTTTTATTATAAGACATATCTTTAATGAATCTCCAACCAGGATAATTCATTATTTGATCATGAAATTTATCCTGTAATTCTACAGGAATTATGTCATCAACGACAACAGTTTTTTTTAGTTTGTAATCCATGGAGGAGTCTCACGTTTTTTCCAACTAAACATACGACGTTTAGCAGTATTGTAATAATTACGATAATTTTCTACAGGATTTTTAGAAATCTTACACTCGTCTGGCATAGCAGAAGGAATTGTTGTAAAATCAAATTCTTGTAAATTTTTAGGTGGAGACTGCAGCATATAACTCAATTCTCCAAAACATTTATGTTCTTTATCATAACGATAGGTATATTCCTGCATAAGAGCAAAGAAATGATCTACCAACCAATTATAATTCTCGATGCTACTGCGGCACCATATAGCAGATGGATGATTGATGTGCGTAGCTGAATAAAGAATTTCTTCGCGTGCGTCATTTAGTAACCACCATTTTTTTTTTCGAGTTTTTGTATCACCTTCTTCATTAATAACTTCTACCTGTAATTGTATTTCTCTGCCATCTAACAAACGATGTGCTGTAGATAGCAGTTGTGCTGATTCTAGAATCATTTTAACAACATGTTTATCCACCATCCACTGCGCAGCTTGAACAGGATCTTCATCAATATAAAAAATGTTCATCAATTATCCCAGTCTAAAAACCATTTGACTAAAGTATAAACTACAAGTACGTAAATAGCAAGCCATAATAATCCGAAAAGGAATTCTACTTGTTCGTTGTAATGCTTGTTTAGCATATTAAAATCGAAATACTTAGTATAATTCATTCTTTCCATTTCCTCATTGCTTGATCTCTGTGAAATTTATTTGCTCTATCATAAAATTTAATGCCATCTAGATGATCCAATTCATGTTGAAAAACTCTAGCAGTCATACCCGTAAATTGTCTAGTAATTGTATCGCCATTAGGAGTTGTAAATCTTGCACGAATATGTTGTGGTCTTTTTATTTTAACAACTAATCCAGGATAAGATAAACAACCCTCTTCAAGAACGATTTGACTTTCACTAGGTTTTACAATTTTAGGATTAAAGCATACAAAGTTTTCTGGCGATCCTCTCATAGCAAATATGCGATAAGGATTACCTACTTGGTTTGCTGCTACTCCTAGACCATTATTTTCATACATAAATTTCACTAAATTCTGTGCGAAATCCACAGGATCAAAAGGAGGATCTGTAAAATCAAATTCCTCGCATATCTCATTTAAATATTTATTATCTAATTTCATAGTAAACTCTTTGCGAATGCCTCTCTACGTTCAAACCCATGTCCATTACGTGGATTTTGTTTCGAATAACCACGAGGACGTTCATAACCAATAGCAATTTCTAATGCTTCATCAATATTCTTAGTAGCTTTGAATAATTTGCCCAAACCTTTTTCCGAACCTTTAGTCAACTCCCAATCAGCAAATCTAATTTGAGTGTCTAAATCATCAATCGGTTTCTTCAAATTATTAGCAAAAGAAAGTAAATCAGTAAGACGACCAGGAGTATGTACTCCAGTAACCTTATCATAATTATCTCTCCACTGCCCAATACCAAATGCTGTTCTATTGTCTCCCCATATATTAGTTCTTAAATCAGAATAAGATTCTTGCATAAATTGTCCGACAAGAGCAGCTGCTTGATAATCTTTCCAACCAAGATCGATTAAAACTTTCTTGGCATATAATGGGCGATCTTTACCTTTTAACAAATTAGCATTAATTGTTTCTACAGGAGGCGTTGAATTGATAGTGTCAACAATTTTTTGTGCAACTGCTTTTGCTTTTTCTGCAACTGTAGGAGCAACTGTTTTAGCTGTTTCAACAACTTTTGGTTTAAAATCTTTAGAAAGATAATTTTTAATTGCTCCTAAAGTTTTTGATCCAATATCTCCATCTATTGGTCCAGGATCGAATCCTTTATCCATTAGCATCTTCTGAATTTCTTTAACTAATTTATTATTCATAGTTTACTCCTGAATCTGAGAAAAGTTTTTATGTTTAACAAATTTAATAACATTTGTAAATTTCTCATTCATATGTTCTTTATGAGAAATTATAATAATATTATTATCTTTAGATACGTCTCTAATAATATTCATTAGATATTCAGTAGCATTAATATCTAATGAAGAATCGAAAACTTCGTCCATAATTAATAAATTTGTATTAATGGAGTTTCTTAATTTAGCTACGGCTCTCCATGTAAAAAGTAATGCTAGATCTATTTTCTGTTTTTCCCCTTCAGAAAAAGATGCATATGTAAAATCGTCTCTATGTCTAGATTTAATAGTTTCATTAAACTCTTCATCAAGTTCGAAAGAAACAAAAAAGTCCATAGCAGAAAGATATTTATTTATCAGCTTATTAATAATAGGTATATATTGTTTAATGATTTTAGATTTTATACCACTATCTCTTAACAGAATTCCAGCAGCCATTAATATATGTTTATCTTCTGATAATAAATTATATTTTGTTTCAATATCTTTCAATTCATTTTCAAAATCAGCAATCTTAATATCGCTATTTTGATTATGCGTTTCATTAAGATTTGTAATCTCTGTTTCTAACTGAATAATATAATTATTCAAAGAATTCATAGAGGTTCTATACTCTATTTTTTTCATTTCTAAATTTTGTATTTTATTATTAATATTCATTATATTGTCAAGACGAGCCTTAGCAACATCATATTCTTCTGTTAATTTAACAAGACCATTCTCAATATCTTTAATCTGATCATGTTTTTCGGCGATAGTTTTATCTCGAAACTGTTCTTCAATATCCTGTTTACAAGTTGGGCAGTTACTATGCTCTTCAAAAAATTTCACATCTTCATTAAGCATAGCCACCTTGCCTTCAATCTGATGGCGTAGCTGATTAAGTTTGCTTATTTTTTTAGAAACAGATTCGTTATCTTCGACTTCAAGTTTATGCGCATTAATATTATCTTCTACAAAAACTAATTTCTCTTTTAACTCTTTGATATGATCTGATGTTTCTTTTAAAAGATCTTTTTTCTCGGCAATTAATTTGTCGTTACTATTTTGAATTTCAATTAAATGCTGTTGAGTCATTTCTATTTTGGACTCTATCAATTTCTTTTGCGAAATGACTTCAGTTATTTCTTCGTTGTTGGTTACAACTTTATCTTTCAATAAAGAATTCATTGTTGTAAAAATTTGAAGATCAAGTAAATCTTCAATTACTTCTCGACGTTGGCCTCCTGGTAATTGCATAAATGGTTGAAAAGTGGCAGATCCTAATATTACTACTTGACAAAACGATTTATGGTTTACTTTGATAATTTGTTTTTCTAACAGTTCTTGATAATCTTTCATTTCAGCAGATTGATTTAACAAAGAACTGTTTTGATACACTTCAAATACTGTTGGTTTGATACCACGAACGATTTTATATTCATTAGAACCAATACAAAATTCTATTTCTACTACCATATTTTTCTGCGTAATAGAATTAACAAGCTGTGGTTTATTGATTTTTCTGAACGGTTTACCAAACAGTACAAAAGATAGAGCGTCCAGAATAGTGGATTTACCGGCACCATTCTGACCAACGATAAGAGACATATCCTTATCACACAGATTAATCTCTGTGAATACGTTACCTGTTGATAACAGGTTTTTCCATTTTAACTTCTTAAATAAAATCATGCTATAGTTAAAGCCTCATGATATAGATCAACAATTTTTTGTTCAAGTTTTAATTTATTAATACCTTTCGCATCAGTATTTTCAATATATTTCTTGAATATGTCAATTGTAGATTCTGCTTCATTAACAATATCTTGATCTTCTTCTAGACCAAGGTTTAAATGGTCTTCAACGATCTGTATATCTACAGGATTTTGTTTCTCGATATTCTCTACGAATTTATCGAACCAGTAAGGATTATTCTTCTCTTGAATAATAACCTTAATAATCTTACCTTTAAATTCTGAATAGTCGATTTCTGTTGACAGAAATTTCTTATCGCTATCATTATACCATATTTTATGAAACATCTTATATGGGTTTTCGATAAACGTTAATTGTCTCGTTTCTGTATCAAAGATATGAAAGCCTCGTGGGTCATTATAATCAGACCAAGTATATTCTGCAGGAGACCCGAGATAATAAATGTTACCGCGAGTAGAACGATGATGAAAATGACCACTGCCAACGAGATCAAATCTAGAAAAGAGTTCAGGATCTTCACCATGAGAGATGATTGATCCTTTAAACATTTCGAAACCTTGAAGTTCAAGATGTCCGAAACAAATTTGCGCATTAGTTTCCTTTATTAATTTGAAGGAATGCTCTTTATTATCATCGCATATCCAAGGAACCAATAATATTTTTAAACCATCGAACATTACTTCAGTAGCTTTATCATATATATTTAGTGGAAACTTATTAAAAAGTTCAACGAAAGAACTAACTTCGTTTGTATTTTTGTGATACGTGTCATGATTACCAAGACACTGATGCCAATCAATGTTTCGATTTATTGCTGGTTCTATCAAGTCTTTCCGAAGACGGTAAGCAGTATTAATATTAATATACTTACGACGGTCAATAATATCCCCGCAATGAACCACAGTTCGAATGCCGTTTGTATCGAGGTATTTGAAAAACACATCATCATAAAACCTTTTCATGTAATCGTGAAAAGCTAGGGAATCATTTCTGACTCCTGCGTGACTATCTGTTAAGAGAGCTATTTTCATTTTCTGTTTGATACAAGAGATGGACGATTAGAATGTTTGACAACTGCAGCAGCACAATAATCACGAATTGTTTCCAGTCGTTGCAACAATGCAAACTTTTCATTTTCTCTAATGTTTTTGTCTGACAATCGCTGAACAATATCAGCAATGTTAACAGGAACCATGTGATCATTCTTCATTTTCGTTTTCTCCTGTCTCGGAAAATTTTTCAACTCCCACTAGTTTACTCGCTTTTTTAATTTTTGTCAATTTATCTTCATAATTCCTCACGATTTCAGAAGAATACTCGTTTGCTTTCAATTGAGTAGAGTATCCTTCATCCATTAATTCGCTCATGAGAAAACTGTTTTCGAAGTTCTTATGCTTTATATAGGTTTGTTTTTTCTCTTTCTGAATTCTACGAAGAAAAGCATTCCAAGCGATCTGTGTAAAATAAGCAAAAGGATTATTAGTTCTATCAGGATCGAAATTATCTACAGCAGAAATACAATCCATAATTCCATCAGAAATCATATCTTGTTTGTAAGTGTATCCTGAAAAGTTTGGTTTCTTAGCAAGGTTATTACATATTTTTAAAATAGATTCCCCAATATAATTAGGGACTATTGGTTTATCTTTACCTTTTTCGACTGCTTCTTTTAATTCATTTTTATAATGAATCATCGCGCCGTATAAAGTTTTATTGTTAATATAATTTCTCGCTTTTGCCATTTTTTATTCCTTGACTTTTTTCGCAACTCCGGTATAATCATTGTTGCACCAAATGAACATAATATTAAACATCTAAAGTTACTTTATAGATCTTGTAATTGAACTTCTCTTCATTATATGTTTTAATTCTCTCCATAAAATGTAGTAACGTATAATTCTTTTTACTTTTCCAAGACATATCATCAGCAATATCATAAAGAGTTGAGGATGATTTAGTTTCAGATTTCCTTAATCCTCTACCTATAGACTGTAGGTTCCTAACACGAGATTTACTAGGAGAAGAGAATATAATATTATGAAGATTTTTTATATTAACTCCAGTAGAGAATGTTCCAAAACTAGCAACAATGATAGCATTAGTTTCATCCTCTACGATCTTACGAATATCTTCTCTAACTTCGCCATCAACTTCTCCAGAAACGAAAAATATATTTCTATCCCCAGCTTCTTTAATTAAATCGTTATATAAAATTTTACCATGTTTCTCTACGAATTGAAACAATAATAATGTATTACCTTCTAATGATAATGTTAGATTTCGAATAAATTTATTTCTAACTTCGCATCTAACAATGTAATCCATTTCAGCTTGATAATCAGATGCTCTAGATATCATCTTTCTTACTTCATCTGGATAAGATAAAACTATTGCTTTGATTTTAAAGTCTGCTAAATGTTTCTTATCAATAAGTTCTGATGTTGTAATTACTTTTCTGACTGGTCCGAATAATCCCTCAAGGACGAGGCGGTGGGTTTGGGTACCATCCAATGTTCCGGTAAATCCAAAACGGTACCGTGTTCCGGATAATTTAGTAAGTATAGAAGTAAGAGATTTTGCTTTGAAGAGATGAGCTTCGTCTCCGATGATAACATCAAAGTTACTAAAGAATTCTTTAGGTAGTTTGTATATGCTTTGCCAAGTTGTGATTGTGATTGGTTTTGTTGATCCCTTATCCTGTCCAGCGAACACACGATGAACAAAACGATTGGAGTCAAAACCATAGTCAGCAAAATCAGAGGCAAGCTGACTAACAAGAGAAGTAGTTGGTACGATAATAAGAGTGCGTTTCGCATAATACCTCACTAACAGATAGATTATAAATGATTTACCAGAGGCAGTTGGAGATAATAATAAAGATCTACGTTCTCTTACAGCATGAACAAATGCATCTATCTGGTAATCTCTAGGCTGCATTGTTGGTTTTATTTTTTCAATAAACTCTTTTGCTTCTTTTACTGAAAAATTTTCTGAGGAAAAATCTGATAAGTATTCTAATTCATATTTTCTTTTATTACAAAATTCTTCAACATATTTGACAAGACCAGCATATAATAAACCAGTCATTGGAGAAAGTAATCTTACTTTACCGTCCCAAACTTTGTTACGATAAGCTGGCATAAATTTAGCACCAGGAACATCAAAAGTAAAAAACTCTGAAAGCTCCATCATTACTGATGGCTCAGTTTTTACTTTTACGTATACTTCATCATGTTTTTCAATTTCAATTTTATCCATTAACCGCCCATTGTAAATCTGTTCCAATCTATTGCATTTTTTATCACAAAATTTCTATTCATGATAGATTTGATAATAGAGTCTAACAGTTCTATTTTTTCTTGCTGTAATCCAATTTTAAGAGAAAGATTTACGATATCATCATCAGCATCAAGATACAAAGGAATATCACCTTTTAATATCATACCCTTTGCTGGTAATCTCCAGCCTTTATCTTTCGTTTCTTCGTTTGGACCTTGTGTTAAAAATTCATATTTGTCTAATTTTAATTGTTTAAATTCTGAATCGTATTTACGAAGAATCAGTTTTTCCTTAACGAAAATCTGATAGTATTTATGATGTAATTTAGGAATGTTTAATGCTTCGTCTCCGAGTTCCGTTTTATCAATTTTAACATCTTCTTGCCAGAGATTTAATATATCGTCAATGTTCATTTCTCTACTCTTCTTTCAGATAAGAATTTTATTCTAACCTATTAATCTGAAAAAGTAAAGTTAAACTTTATTAATATCAAATAGAGTATAACGGAAAGAAGCAGCTGCCTCTATGTAGTTTACATCGTTGTCTGTTGTATTAAAAACAACGGAAGAAATATTTACTGGAAAAGCGTCCATAAAAACGATTTCATAATTTGCCATTTTAGTAGAGGATAACACCATTAAAGAAATATCTGAATAGATACCATCACCTGTTCCTGGTTTTTTATTTTGAATAGTTTTGTACTGATCATAATTTTGTGGTTTACCAAGAGCTTTAATCCAATTATGTATTTCTAGATAGTTCTGTAAATCTTCATCAACTTTAAATGTTATGTCTAAAATTCCATATGTTAAATGTTCTCCAGGAATAGGAGCATTAACGAACGGGTTTGGATATTCTGGAGAAATTAATTTGACATCTGGAATATTTACTTTTTGTATAAAGAAATTAACATGCGGAGCTTTCTTAATT